ATAGTGTAGCTTGTATGCTTTCCCCTGCATCGCTAGGCAATGACAGCAAAGACAATGCTTTGTTTTGTTTATGTTTTGATTGTTTGTTTGCCACTAACAACACGCACTAAACAGACACTCTTCACGCGGCATTGCATAGCGTTTCCGTGTTGCTAATCGAAAGAACACGCGACCACACGGGGGCATCATGCGGGGCCGCACACCCCGACACGCGGTGCCACTCTCTAGATGTGTTAAATACTCCATTGCAACACACACACTAAGCTATTATGTTTACAGCATGGCAAAGCTAACACAGACCCGCATTGAAGAATTGAGTGCTATGATTATGGACGGTCATAGTTTGGCAAGTGCTTGTACTGCATTGAGTATAAGTAGGGCTAATGTTTATAGCCGTATGAGTAAAGATCAGGACATAGAGCGAAAGATTAGAACGGCGCAACAGCAGAGTGCTGAGAAGGCTGTGGAAGACCTTGAGCAGATATACGATGATGCTTTGCATAGGCGTAAGGATTACGACCCTGCTGTATTAAGAGATTACGCTACTCATGTTAGATGGAAGGTTGGCAAGTTAATGCCTGACCTTTATGGCGAACAGAAGAACAAGGCTGGTGTAGAGATTGGCGATGGTACTGTTCGGATAGTCTGGGAAACATGATTATACAATTATACATCCCCTTAGTGTAGGTATATCCGTATATGCAAGTTAAGATACCTTACAAGCCCAGAGACATACAGGCTGACATGCACGGGAAGTTGAAGCGTTGGAACGTGCTTGTGATGCACAGACGCTTTGGCAAGACTGTTTGGGCTGTTAATGAGTTAATCAAGACTGCACTTACTTGTGAGTTACCTAGACCAAGGGTTGCCTTTATAGCCCCTACCTTTACACAAGCCAAGCGTATCGCATGGGATTATGTGAAATACTACGCTGGCGTTATTCCTAATGTTACTTTTAATGAGACGGAGCTACGGGTGGACTTTCCGAATGGGGGGCGGCTGATGCTTTTGTCTGCTGAGAACCCTGATAGCCTTCGTGGTATTTATCTGGATAAGTGTATCTTTGATGAATTTGGTATGCAGAACCCTAGAGTTTGGAATGAGGTTGTTAGACCAGCTTTATCAGACAGACAGGGTGGGGCTGTATTCTTAGGTACGCCAGCCGGACATAACCATTTCTTTGACCTACTGGAACAAGCTAAGTCTGAAGTAAAAGAAGGTTCGCAAGATTGGTACTATCAGGTTGTTAAGGCTTCTGAGTCACAGATTGTTAAGCAAGAGGAACTTGATGCCGCTAAGTCTATGATGACACCAGAGCAGTATGAGCAAGAGTTTGAATGTTCCTTTACAGCTTCTATCATAGGGGCGTACTACGGCAAGTTGCTTGAGAAGGCAGAAGCAGAAGATAGAATAACACGGGTGCCGTATGACCCTGCGTTTCCTGTGCATACTGCTTGGGATCTGGGGATAAATGATTCCACAGCTATTTGGTTTGCACAAATATACCGAAGCGGAACTATTCATATTATAGATTATTATGAGAACAGCGGTGTGGGGCTGGATCACTACGCCGAAGTATTACGGAGCAAAGAATACCATTGGGGCGACCACTTGGCCCCACACGATATTGAGGTTAGAGAACTAGGTAGCGGTAAGTCAAGAATAGAAACTGCGCTTAACCTTGGCATTAGGTTTAGGGTTGTTCCTAAGATGAAGATTATAGATGGCATCAACGCCGCAAGGCTTGCTATACCTAAGACATACTTTGACAGAGATAAATGTCAGATGGGGCTAGAGATGTTGCGGCAGTACAGGCAGGAATGGGATGACAAAAGAAAAGTTTTTAGAGATCACCCGAAACATGATTTTACGAGCCACAGCGCGGATGCGTTTAGGTATCTGGCTATTGGGTTGGAGAATAGACAAACTATGGTCAAAGCTCCGCAACAAATGGCGGTAAACGAGTATAACCCGTTTTCGATATGACAGAAGAAACCTATGACAAGATAATGAGTATGGTTGCTAGTAGCCCGTATCATTGCGTCTGGGATGAAGAGAGTGTTGATAATCATATACATACGCCGATGGTCTTAGGTCAGTTCGTAACTGGCGCAGATGATGATGAAGGTTTATTCTTTTTTGCTACCTTTGCTTTCCCAGAAGAAAGCCATGTGCAGGAGTATTTCAGAACCAACACATTCCCTGTTGAGGGGTACTATGCTAACGGCAAAGATATATGGATTATAGACTTTATATGTCTGGGGGGTGTGCGTGATATTGCTACATCTTTCCGTTGTTTGAAAAATCTGATATGTTCTATGGGGTACGGGCAATGTTTTTGGTTGCGTACTGAGAAGAATAAAATCGGGTTTCATGCTTTAAAGGAGTAGATCATGGGCGGTGGTGGCGGCGGCGATAGCGGCGGTGGTAGAAGTGACGGGCCTTATCAAAGCCGTCCTTCAACAATACAGGCTAAAAAAGACAAGGCTAGGCAAGAGCAAGCTATGATAGAAGATAGCCTAGCTACTGCTGATGCTTACAGGCAAATTAGCGAAAGACAAGCTTCTGCTACTGGCGGTGGCATCAAGGTTGGAAACGTAACTATACCAACTACTGCTGGCGTAGTCGGTGGCATGGTAAGCCAGTTTAATCTTAGCAACATTGAAAGTGTTTTGAAGGGTGGCGGCAAAGCTGTGTTTAGTAAGGGCGGCACTTTAGTTGGCGCAACGGATTCATCAGGTAGGTACACTGGAAGACCAGAAGGCGACCCAAGAGGCTACGGAACTTTAGTCTACGGTCAGAAAGACCCTAGAACCAGAGATGATAGCCGTGGAGAAAATCCACCAAGCACCCCGCAAACACCAGAAGTGACCCCCGAAGTTACGCCAGAAGTTGTGCCAGACGAACCCGTGCTAAGTGCTAAACGCCGAACACGCGGTAAAAGGTTTGGCGGTGCTGGTGACTTTGGCGAAGGCATCCTTGTAAGAAACACACAGAAGTAGGATTTGATATGTCTTTTATGAAACCATCTATCCCAACTCCGCCCCCACCACCCCCGCCCCCGCCAGAGCCAGATATGGCACAAGCGGCGGCTTTGTCTGAAGAGGCAACGATGGAAGAGCGTAAGCGGCGCAAAGGTGCTGGTGCTACAGTCGTGGCTGGGCTAACTGGTAGCTCAAGGCCAGCTACAACACAAAAGTCTACATTGTTAGGATAAAGAAATGGATGACATCAAAGGCATCATAGCAAGGTTTAGTGCCTTGGAAGGCCAGCGCGAAAACTGGCAAAACCATTTCCAAGAGCTTGCTGATTACATGCTACCACGCAAAGCCGACATTGTGCGTAAGCGCAGTAAGGGCGAGAAGCGTATGGAGCAAATCTTTGATGGTACAGCACTACAGGCTGTAGACCTATTATCTGCTTCTTTACACGGGATGCTGACCAGTGGTGCAACGCCTTGGTTCCACCTTGCGATGAAAGATCAAGATGTTGGCAGGACAGATGAAGTTCAAGCTTGGTTAGAAGATACAAGCACAAGAATGATCCGTGCCTTCAATCAATCTAACTTTGAAACAGAAATCCATGAGATGTATGTTGACTTAGTTGTGTTTGGTACTGGTTGCATGTTTGTAGAGATGGAAGGTAATCAACTACGCTTCAGCACAAGGCATATTTCAGAATACCACATTGCTGAGAACCAGTACGGGTTGGTTGACACTGTATTTAGAAAATACAAGATACCCGCCCGTCAAGCTGTGTTGCGGTTTGGTTATGATGACGTAACTGACTATATCCGCAAGGTGTACGACAAAAGACCAGACGATGAAGTAACAATGCTTCACGCTGTAACGCCAAGGTATGACCGTGATTCATCAAAGATGGATAGTGCTAACATGCCGTTTGCTTCTGTTTATATTTGCATGGAAAGCAAGATGCCTATTTCTATAAAGGGCTTCCAAGAATTTCCTTACGTTGTTCCGCGCTTCCTCAAGGCAACTGGGGAAACGATGGGAAGGTCGCCCGCTATGGTGGCGTTGCCAGATGTGAAGATGCTTAATCTTATGTCTAAGACCATCATCCAAGCGGCGCAGAAGCAGATTGATCCACCACTTCTGGTGCCGGATGACGGATTTATCCTCCCGATCCGAACAAATCCGGGCGGCCTCAATTTTTATAGGGCTGGTAGCAGAGACACTATCACCCCTCTGAACGTAGGTGCTAACATACCTATTGGCCTACAGATGGAAGAACAGCGGCGTATGGCTATTCGTTCTGCGTTCTATGTAGACCAGCTATTGTCTGGCGGTAATGTAAACATGACTGCTACGGAAGTTATCCAAAGGCAAGAAGAACGTATGAGGGTGATTGGCCCTGTACTAGGAAGATTGATGAATGAAATGTTGCGTCCATTGATTGACCGTACTTTTGCTCTTATGTTGCGTGATGAAATGCTGGCACAACCACCAGAGATACTACAGGGGCGTGATGTGGATATTGATTATGTATCTCCACTTGCAAGGGCACAGAAGTCTAGCAGTCTTAACAATACTATGAAGGCTCTTGAGATATTGTTGCCACTTGGACAGTCATTCCCTGTTGGCGACCATGTAGACCCTGATGGACTTGTAAGGCACATTACTGACGCTCTGGGCGTTCCTAAGACGGTTCTTAACTCTGAGAGCCAGATACAGCAGACAAGGGAAGCAAGGGCACAGCAACAAGCTCAGATGGCTGAGAGACAGTCAGAACAAGAAGATGTATATACTGCGGCACAAGCGGCACAGGCAGTTAGGATGGTACAGAAGTAATGCAAGACCCAGCAAAGCTACGGTTAATGTATAATGACTTGTTTACTGGTGAAGCTGGTAAGCAAGTGTTGGGAGATCTAGAGGCACGTTGTAATTGGCGTTCTTCTAGTTATGTAGCTGGCGATGCCAACGCTACGGCCTTTGAGGAAGGCAAGAGAGCAGTGTTACTGCATATTTATAACATGATGAAAGAGGATCAATAATGTCAGAAGCAGAACAGGCAGTCCAGCCGGAAGCACAAGAGGTAGCACCAGTTTCTATTGAAACTCCTGCTGAAGTTGCACAAGGCGGATCTGGTAACGACTTCTTGAGTTTAATTCCAGAAGATTTAAGACAACACCCAAGCCTAGCACCGATTAAGGATGTGGATAATCTTGCTAGGTCATACGTTAATGCACAGCGTTTGATTGGCGCAGACAAGATTGCTTTGCCAGTCAACCCAACAGATGAGGACTTAGACGGTATTTATAATCGTTTAGGTAGGCCAGATACGCCAGACAAGTACGGCATCGCGGCAGATGGCAATGTTCTAACTGAAGAACGTGCTACTGAGTATTCTGAGATAGCTCACAAGCTACGCCTAAATCCAGACCAAGCTAAAGGTGTGTTGGACTATTATCGCTCTGTTGTGCAGAACGATGTTAGTGCGGCTAACGATGCTAACGCTAGGGCATTAGAAGAAGCATCTGCTTCTTTGCAGTCAGAGTGGGGCGATAAGTTTGATGCTAAAGTTGAATCTGCACAAAAAGTTGTAGACCAATTTGAGGCTGGCGACATCATGGAATTACAATTAGCTGACGGTTCAAAGCTAGGTAATAACCCAGAAGTAATAAAGGCATTTGCAAAAATTGCAGAATTTAGGCAAAATGTAACCAGTGAAGATACAATTTCAGAAAGCACTTCTGCATTGGGTATGTCCGCACAACAAGCGCAAGCTGAGATAGATGCCATGTTAAATGACAAGTCTCATGCGTATTGGGATAAGAAGAACCCTACAGGGAGACAGCAAGCGGTTGCTCGTATGTCTGACCTAATGGGGATGATTCATGGATAGCGGCCTTACTCGTACAGAAGTACGATTGGAATGTTTGCGTATTGCGATAGAGTTTGGAACTCAACGTGATATGTTAAACCCAGAGCAGTTGGTAGATACTTACTACCAAGTGGTCACTCAGGGTAGCGGCGCAAGCCGTCCTGACGACAACCGGAAAGACGGTAGACGCAAGCAGTCTTAAAACGCTAGGCGTGTCCGCTGTCGGGTAGCACACTGCAAAATCGTTCAAATGTAACTTTGTAGAAAAAGGAGTGACAATATGTCATCTCAAGTAACTACAGCGTTTGTCCAGCAGTATTCTGCAAACGTGCAGATGTTATCACAACAGATGGGTTCCCGTCTGCGTGATACAGTTCGCGTTGAGTCTATGAATGGTAAAAACGCTTTCTTTGACCAAGTAGGTCAAGCAACAGCCGTTAAGCGTACAACTCGCCACGGTGATACACCACAAATCGACACACCTCATGCAAGACGGCGTGTGTCTCTAGTAGACTATGAGTATGCGGATCTGATTGATGATCAGGACAAAGTGCGTATGCTTATCGATCCAACCTCTTCCTACGCTATGGCGGCGGCGGCGGCTATGGGTCGTGCTATTGATGATGAAATCATCGCGGCGGCTACTGGTACTGCGTTTACTGGTGAAACAGGTTCAACTTCAACATCACTTCCTGCTGGGCAAGTAATTGCACATGGCAGTGCGGATATGACTGTTGCTAAGTTGCGCGAAGCTAAGAAAATCTTGGACTTGGCTGACGTTGATCCATCAATCCCACGCTACATCGCTGTTGGGCCAAATCAGATTGAATCATTGCTTGGTGATACAAATGTAACATCAAGTGATTTCAATACTGTGAAAGCTCTTGTGCAAGGTGAAGTCAATCAGTTCATGGGCTTTAACTTCATCGTAAGTAATCGTCTTGCGCTGTCTGGTTCAACTCGTAGCTGTTTCGCATGGGCTGAAGATGGTCTTGCTCTGGGTATTGGCAAAGATGTTAATGCAAGAATTGATGAGCGTGCCGACAAAGGTTACGCAACTCAAGTCTACTACTGCATGAGCATTGGCAGTACACGGATGGAAGAAAACAAAGTCGTTCAAATCGAATGTAATGAATAGGGGATTTTGATATGACAACTGTATATTCCACCCAGCGCACGAACTCCCGTGCAACTCCTGTCGTGATGAACAAGCCTAACGAATTAGGTGGGCGTGTTCGGGTAGCTCATGGTGTTTACGAAGCATCATCACTACCAGCAGACGATGTTATTGAGATGTTCCGCTTGCCAACTGGCGCACGGATTCTCTCAGGTCAACTGGCGCATGACGCTCTAGGTGGCTCAACAACATTGGCTGTAGGCCACGGTGCATACAACAACTCTGATGGTACTGTAGTAGCATTAGACGCTGATGAGTTTAAAGCGGCGGCGGCATCAACATCTGCTCAAAAGGTAGACGTTGCGGCAACGCTTGCACTAGGCTCTGGCATCGAAGTAGACGCAGATGATGAAGGTTATCCTGTAACCGTCACTCTTGCGGGTGCGGCTGGCACAGGCACAATCGAACTTACAATGATGTATGTTGTCGATTAAATAAAACAGAGTAGGGCGGGATTTCCTGCCCTGCTCCTTTTAGGAGTGTGTGATGCCGTCAATAGTAGACATTTGTAACGAAGCGATGGATCTGCTTGGTGCGGCTACCATCACATCTTTGACTGAAAATTCTAAAGAAGCTCGTTTGTGCAACAGGCGTTTCGAGACTGTAAGAGATGCAGTTCTACGTTCACATCCTTGGAATATTGCCGTAACTAGAAGGCAACTTGCAAGAGATAGTGAAGCCCCTGCATTTGGCTTTTCTTACCAATTTACTTTGCCTACCGACCCTTATTGTTTGAGAGTTTTGTCCTTTTGGAATAGCACTGTAAACAATGAGATTGCCGCTTATGATAGCAACGTCATGTTTAAGATTGAAGGTCGTAAAGTTCTTTCAAACGAAGATTCCTGTAGCATCACATACTTAGCTAGAGTGACAGATACAGAGGAATACGACAGCCTACTGTCATCCGCTGTGGCGCACAAGTTAGCGGCAGAAACAGCCTACGCTATAACAGGAAGCAACTCTATATCACAAGCTATGCAAGTTATGTATGAGTCAAGGTTGCGCGAAGCTAAAGGTGTGGATGCTATGGAAGGTTATCCAGAACAGCCACAGGCTAATGAATACATAAACGTAAGGTACTAAGACATGGCGAGAGTATCTACTATTGTTACCAACTTTAGGGCTGGTGAACTTTCGCCAAGACTTGAGGGCCGCATTGACTTAGAGAAGTACAATGAAGGCGCACAAACTTTACAAAATATGCTTGTCTTTCCTCAAGGGGGAACTACTAGAAGATCTGGAACGTACTATGTAAATACATCGAAAGATGGCGGCAAAGTGCGTTTAATGAACTTTGAATTTAGTGATGAGCAAGCCTATGTCCTTGAGTTTGGCAATAATTATATCCGCTTCTACAAAGATGGCGGGATACTTACTAGCGATTCATCAAGTATAACTGGTATCACACAAGGAAACCCAGCGGTTGTTTCGGCAACTACAGCGGGAATTTCAGACAGAGTGTTTGTGTCCGGCGTGTCTGGGATGACACAAATAAACAATCGAGAGTTTGAAGTTAGTACAGTAGCCTCAAATGCTATTAGTAGTGTTTCTGGAACTTTTGTAGTCGGTGAAACTATTACAGGAGGCACTTCTGGAAACACAGGAGTTGTTCTCACTGTTACCTCTAATAACATTAGTATTTACAGTGCCACAGGAGGTTTTGTAAGTGAAACAATTACAGGGGGAACATCTAGTGCTACGGCAACTATCACTGGTGCATTTGTAACAACGCCGAGCAAATTAGTCTTATTAAACACAGATACTACAGGGTTTGATGCCTACACATCTGGTGGCACAATATCAAAAATTGTTGAAGTGCCAACAACATATACGACAGCACAAGTTTTTGAGATTAACCATGCCCAGTCTGCTGACGTTATATACCTAGCCCACAAAAGTCATGCCCCCGCAAAGCTAACGAGAACTACAGCAACAGCTTTTACTTTGACGGACATAGACTTTGTAGATGGCCCCTACCTTGATGAAAATGATACTAGCACAACATTGTATGCTTCATCAGCTACGGGAAATACGACAATAACGGCATCTGCGGATTTATTTACAAGTGCTGACGTTGGAAGATTGATACGACTTAGAGAAGTTTTAGAAATACACTACGATGTATGGGCGGCGCAAACCAGCTACGCAAACAATGCTTCAATTAGATTCAATGGGCATGTTTACAAACAGGTCACTGGAAGTACGCAAACAACAGGTAACACCCCGCCTGTCCACACTGAAGGAACGGAAACGTATGGTAATGTGGATTGGGAGTATAGGCACGATGACACAGGTTATGTAAAAATAACGGGATTTACAAACGCGACAACAGTAACCGCTAAAGTACAAAAAGATGACGGGGGTATCAGCAGATTGCCAGCCCATACTGTCGGGTCTGTTGACGCAACAAAGAAGTGGTCGTTAGGTGCATTTGGCGGCGATCAGGGGTTCCCTCGCGCAGTAGCTTTCTATGAGCAACGCTTATATTTCGCTGGCACTACAGGCAAGCCACAAACATTGTTTGGCTCTGTGTCGGCTGACTTTGAGAACCATACGGGCGGGATACTAGACGATGATGCTTTAAACTTTACCATCGCATCTGATCAGGTAAACGTAATTAAGCACTTATTGCCAGCACGTTTCTTGCAAATCTTAACGACCAGCGCAGAGTTTACTTTGTCAGGTGGGTCTGGAACACAGCCTGTCACTCCGACTAATGTAAACGTACTAAGGGAAACAACATTCGGTACATCAGATATAAGGCCGTTACGGGCTGGAAACTCCACTATCCTCATACAAAAAGGTCAGGAAAAAGTTAAAGAGATTACGTTTGACTTAGATACAGATGGGTTGCTTGGCATCGACTTATCCATTCTCGCTGATCATATTACTAGAGGTGGCGTTAGCGACTTTGTGTGGCAACAAGAGCCAGAGTTAATTGTATGGTTTGTTCACACAGATGGGCGTTTGATTGGGCTAACCTATGACCGCGCTAACAACGCCGTAGGGTGGCACACTCACCCACTTGGCGGCACTGCTACAGTGGAGAGCATCACAAGCATCCCAGAAGGCTCAGAGGACACTATATACCTGTCTGTGAAGCGCACTATAGATGGTTCTACTGTTAGGCATATCTGCTACATGAAGCCTGTCTATTTTGGAACAGACGGAGCAGATGCTTTCTTTCTCGACAGCGGCTTAACTTACAGCGGTTCTGCCACGACAACTATAAGCAGTCTAAATCATTTAGAAGGCGAGACGGTATCTATATTAGCTGACGGCTCGACCCACGCCGACAAGACTATAACTGGCGGCAAGATTACTTTAGACAGAAGCGCAAGCAAGGTGCATATCGGGTATAGTTATACATCGTTACTAGAGACTTTACGGCTAGAGGCTGGCGGTGATGATGGCGTATCTCAAGGCAAGGTAAAGCGGATACACGGTGCAACGATTAGGTTCTTAGATACTGTTGGCGCAGAAGTAGGCCCAGACGTAAGCAACTTAGATCGCATACCATTTAGAGACAGCAGTATGGCTATGGATACAGCCATTCCATTATTTACTGGCGACAAGGAAATATTTTTCCCGTCAGGCTACGACAACGATGCAAAGGTAGTTGTCCGGCAAACACAGCCACTACCTATGACTATCCTAGCTATTATGAGAAGGTCTAATACTTTTGATGCCTAACATCGTACCATTTAGAAAAGAACATCTTAGCAAGATCAATCTTGCATTTGAGATGACTGAAGCTGGCAAACAGTCTCTTTCTAGCTATGGAGATGTTATTGGTTACACAGGCTTTAAAGATGACACTGTGTTGGCTACAGGTGGTGTGCATAGGATGTGGGAAGGCGTAGGTGAGGCTTGGATATTGGTTGGCAAAGAAGGCTTTGAATTGCCCAAGGTTGTAGCTAAATACACCAACTATATATTCCAGCACATACAAGAGGAGCATGATTTGTTCCGCATACAAGCGAGTGTGTCTGTTGCAGATGAACGGGCCAATAGATATGCACAGTGGCTTGGATTCCAAAAAGAGGGTATTATGCAAAAATACGGGCCAGATGGTTCTGACTATATTCGTTATGCGAGGGTTGTGTAATGGTTAATCCAGCAGTAATAGCGGCGGGAGCTTCAGCCGTAACTGGTATTATGGGTTACAAAGGCAATAAAGCTTCAGCTAAGTCGGCAAGGCAAGTTGGCGAGTACAATGCACAGGTAGCTGAGAATGAAGCTGTTTTATTGCGTAGAGCAACACGCGACCACGAAAGAAGCCTTAGAATAAACTCAGAAAGACTTGCCGCTAATCAAAGAGTAATGACTGCGGCATCTGGGGTGCAGATGACAGGCACCCCATTAAATGTTTTGGCTAATACTTTCTTTGGCACTGAAGAAGATGCCGCCTTGATAAGAAGCGCGGGTGATGTTGCAGAGGCAAACAAGTTAAGTGAAGCGGCTTTAACCAGAGTGCAAGCTGGCGCAAGTGCGGCGGCGTTCCGTTACAAAGCTTACGGCTCTTTGCTTGATGGCGCATCTGGCATGGCACAAGCTACTACTTTAAAATAGGTGAATTAAATGAAGATACCCGTTTATAATAAAGGTTTAGGGCCATCAATCAAAACACCTACAGGGCAACTATCTCCAAGAGCTAGTCAACAAGCCTTCACCCAAGTAGGGCAAGCTCAAGCTTCTTTCTTTGAGAAGGCAGGGCAAATTGCGTTTGATTTCGCTAAAGAACAACAAAGAGCAGAAACAAACAGAGTGCAAAGTGAATACGTTAAGGAACTTTCTGAAAAGCAATTTGAGTTTGTGGCAAATAATAAAGACACAGATACAACTCAATTCAATGCAAGTTATGACACCTTTGAAACTAATTTTACAAACCAAATAGATACAAGGCCAGATTTAAACGATGCACAGAAAAAGTATTTAAAACAAGCTTTGTCTCCTGCTCTTAGTGCTGGAAGAACACAGGGTGCTAAACAAGCTTGGGCTAAAGGAACTAATGCGAGAACACTAGCCAATGACGAAGCATTGGCTTCACTAGGCAACCAAATAGCGCAACATCCTTTAGGGAGTGCAGACAGACTTAGGCTAACCACGCAAGCCAACACTATAATTGAAACATCTGTTGCTGATGGGCTTGGTATTAAGTTTACGAAAAAGTCTTTTGAAGTAGGAATAAAAGTGCAAGATTATGCGCTAGATTCGTCCAACTCAACAAACATTCAAAACATAGATAACATTAAGGAGCGTCTTAAAAAAGATCCTGACATAGGATTTAAAACCAAACAGACATTGCTTTCTCAAATGGACAGTGACCAAACTAAGATAAGAAGCGACCTATATCAAGAAGGTGTAGGGATGATACAAAACTCTGACCTCAGTTTTGACAATGCACAAAATGCTATAGAATCTTTAGGCAAGGGCGAAAAATTTAGGACTGTTGATGAGGCGGGTACTGTAATGGAGTTTGACCCAACAGACCTTTTACCTACTCAAAGAGGACAGTTGCAAGCTATCATTGCGGGGGAGAAAGCAAAGCTAGAGGACATATCTGCCCAAAATGTTTCCAACAGCATTGCAAATTCAGAAGATGTGTTTGCGGCGGCAGTAGAAGCAATGTCGCCAGAAGGCTTGGCTACTAGCGGCATGAAGCCAACAAAAGTAGAAAAGATAATACTTAGTGTTGCTCAAGACACATCTCAGGCGGCAATAGCTAACATAGCTGACGGTGTTTTAGCAGACGAAGCTGAAGTCCAATCAATATTAAGTGGTTTGAATACAGCAGAACAAATGATAAAGCACAGCTTTGGTGAGTCAGGTAACTTTTTGCAAAGAACTGGAAGCGTGGGCGACACAGCCAACACAATACAGCAGTCTATAGCAAAGGCGAGAAAAGACTTGGGTAAGATGGTCGGAGCAAGTTCTGTAGCATCTGGGCTGAACCAGTCCTTACTAAACGGTACATTTATTACAGTTTCAAACGGCCTTGGTGTTACGGAAAAGCAAACCAAAACCAGCATAAACGAAACCATGACATCTTTAGCTGGCGAAGGTCTTTTCAATGATGATCAGCTTAATGTTGCGGCGCAAAACAACGTCACTTGGGATTACTGGAGAGACGTTTTGTCTGGTGCGGCGGCAAGAATACAGAACCCAGATGTTGACCCTGAGACAGACACATACATATCGTCAGCGATAGAATTGTATCGGGAGATGGATCTAAGACAGGGCATGGCTAATAACCACCTAGATGCTAATGCAAAGAAAGTTTTTAAATCTTTAGAGATATTAGAGAAAACTCGCGGCATAGATGGAGCGATAGCAACCATAAGAACTCAAAGAGATGACATCAATATAGACGCTTCTTATAAGGAAGTTCAAAAAAAGGTAGAAGAAGTAGCTGACACTAAATCGCTTACTTATTCTTGGTATAACTACATACCTTTTCTTGGCAAGGACAATGAGTTTGTGCCTACTAATCTAGCGCAAATCAAAACTGACATAAGCCTATTAACAAAAGAGTACATTAAGACAGGATTAAGTCCTGAGTTAGCTCTTGAGCAAGCCGCTACAGAATGGGGCGAAACTAATGTCAGGATAAGAAATATTGTTATACCCAGAACGAAAGACTTGCCTGTAAACATAGAGGAGTTAGCTACGTCTGCTGTGAATTATATCACAAGCTCTGAGACTGTTGAGGGCGGCATGGGCGGTAGCTACGCAAACAGACAAGATGCGCTTACCGCTGGGATAATACCGTCTGGCGATTCTAAACTTACAGAGCTTATTAGAGAAGGGGATGTGGATGTTAATGAACTTTCACTGTTCCCTATAGAGGGCCAAACACAAAATTGGATGCTTGTGTCTAACGGAACAACACCGATGAGCGGTGAGAATGGTAAAATAGTCACGATGACATTGAACCAGTTGCAGACAATATTTAACGCTGACCAAGCTCTGCAAAAAGAACAGGCTAGGGTAGACTTAAATCGTCAAAACTACATAGACCTTAACTTTAAAATGGGTACTGGCCCGTTTGAGGGGCTTACGCTTCAGCAAAAGCAAACACTAAAAGATAAGATGGAGAACGGCCCACCTTTAACAATAAACTTTGATACGATTGGCAAGGCTTTAACGGGCACTGATTCTGACGGATTGTTAAAGAAATTCATAGAGTTAAGGGCATTTCAGTAATGGCGGTGCAATACAATAATCCCGGAAATATTAGGGCTGGGCAAGGCTACGCTGGGGAAACTGGTGAGACTTACAAAGCTAAAGATGGCAGTGAATACGTTGTCTTCGATACCCCAGAAATGGGGTTAAGAGCTATGTTCCTTGACTTGCGTTCCAAGACTAAAGAGTTTGATGGCGACTTAATGAAGATGATTCAAAAGTATGCGCCAAAAGCTGATGGCAATGACCCTGTTTCCTATCACAAGTTTGTATCAGGTAAGATTGGTAAAACAACTGTTACCAGCGATGACCTAACAGATGTTGTGAAAAGCTTTATTCTTTTTGAAAACACAAAGGAGATGGCAAGTAATTATATAAAGCCAGAACTTCTCAGTGTTGCTAATACGCTTTCTCAAGACAATACTATGCCACAGTCTTTCCGACTTAGTGACGCTTTGGCTAGGGTTAATTTACCCCAGAAGCAAGAAGTTACTCCTACAGCAAGTCAGAAGCCAGATAGTCCTATAACCAACGAACAGGCAGTGGCTCTCGCGCAAGCTCAAATAGAAAAAAGCAGGGAAGTAGGAACAAGAGCAAAGATTGCTACGGGGCAAACAATCATTGCAGATCGTGTGGAAAGTCAGCCACAGATAATTGAGCAAGTGCAATCTAAAGATCCAGCACCACAACAAGAACCAGTTTCTATTATAGAGGAAGTTACGCAGGAGCCTACGCAAGACGTTGCTCAAGAGGAACTGCCTATTATAGACAACCTTCCGCAAAAGTCTCAGTCAGACTTGGACATTGCTATTGAAGCCCCATCAGACATTGATATTGGTGCTAGGGAAAAATCACTAAGAGATGCAGACACCCCTAGCCTTTTAGGGAAAAAGTTAATTAAGCCTTCTGTTCCGTTGTCATTTGACGAGCTACAAAGAGTAGAAAAAGATCGTGAAAGAAGAGCTAGTTCTATTACAACTGGCGATGCTGTTGACGCGGCAATAGAAGAAGATTGGATTAGTTCATGGGCGTTGTCTGGCAAAAAAGATTATGAGCCAGATCCAACTTTAGAGTATAGCAAAGAGCAATACGCTGATTTAACAAAAGGACTGCCAGAGGATTATCATAAGTTTTTAGAAGATGCGGTTAGTTTACCTCACGCAACAAGTTTAAGAGAACGTGCGCTTAAAAGCTACGAGAATGACCAGAAGCTATCTTCTTTAGGGTGGGGTGGCATAGGCATAAGAATGGGTGTTGCAATAGCTGACCCTGTCGGAATTGGTGTTAGTATAGCCACAGAAGGTGCGCTTGCTCCGGCAGTTTGGAGTAATAAAGTAGGTAGACTGGGAAGAGCTATTAGAAGTGGTACGGCGGCGGCTACAACTAACGCCGCAATAGAAGCCTACTTAGTTAGCCAGAACAGTGTTAAAGACCCCTATGACGTTCTGTATGCGGCAGGGGCAGGGTTTCTTCTGGGTGGCGGCATAGGTGCAATCACTGGTGGCAGGGTTGAAGACCCTTTTAATGACGGAATGGCTAACTTAGCTAAAGTTGTCGATGACGCGCAAGCTGAAGAAACAGCTATTGCAATAAATAACAAGGTTGTAGGGGAGCGTTTAGACGAAGCTTCTGGCACAGACACAAGCGTTGGTGCGGCGGAGAACCCATTATCTAGGCCAGTCCAAGTTCCAGACGTTCGTTCAGACATGGAAAGTATGATTGATAAAGCGGGAGATCCAGCAGAAGCTTCTGCCTCTTTGTTTGGCTTTGAGTTGCCTAAAGGGGTAAGCAAATTCGCTCGTTTTGATATGACAGGATACCTTCTTAACTCAGACAATAAGATAGCAAATTATTTAGGTAGAATAATGGGCGAAGATTCTGTCGGGTTTAGAAAGGACGGAACAAGAAGGCTAGATGACACCGCAGATTTAAACAAAACTATGAGCATGAAATCATCTTTTTCTTTGTACTACAGGGTTTATGACGGCTCTTACAAAGAATGGGCTAAGTCTCAAGGCCATAATTTTTGGACAAGAACGCTTAATACTCACAGAAGAGAGTTTGGCGAGTTGGTTGCAGATGCGATTGAAAACCCAGACCTGCCTGTTTCAGATGCAATCCGCAGAGCCGCCAACAGACAAGCTGAAATTAAAAGAGATTTGTTAAGAGAAGCAAAGGAGCTTGGAGTAGAGGGGTTTGAGGATATACCAGAAAACCTATCTTACTTTAGTCACCTTTGGGATAACTTTAAATATAACTCAGCAATTAATAAATATGACTTTGACGTAGTAGTATCGCTGTTAAAAGATGGGTTAGTCAGAGGCACTGAAAATATGCCAGAAGAAGTAGCACAAAGCATCGCTAGGGGCATGGTTAAAAAAATGCACACAAGTGCGGCTGGGCTGGACACAGGAGCTTCGCGTCTTTTTACTACTGACCAAAGAGATGTGATGCGTTCTATCCTAATAGATGAAGACTATATGGATGAAGTAGAGGCAGACAGAATATTATCTTTGTTTGATGTAAATAAAGATGGCACCCCAGCGAGAGCAAAACGTAGATTGCGTTTTGACATGAACACAGAAAAAAGAGTTTACAACAAGCAGACCAATAAAGAAGAAGTTTTGCGTCTTAAAGATTTGCAAGAGCGAGATGCTGAACAAGTGTTTACCTCTTACGCATCTCAAATGGCTGGTCGCATCGGGTTTGCTAAAGTTGGCATTAAGTCAGAGCGTCAGTTCAAACAGTTGTTAGATAGAAACTTAGCAGAAGCTTTTGACAGAGATCCTGTAAACGGGAGAACTCGCGCTGAAAAAGAAAACTTTGTTGCTGAAACAATGTTTAACATGATTATAGGTCGTAGCGCACCTTTAGCCGCAGACCCTTCTGGCACATACGCTAGGTCAGCTAGGTTAGTCCAAGATTATAATTTTGTTCGCCTGATGAACCAAGTTGGGTTTGCTCAAGTTGCTGAACTTGGCAACGCTTTAAGCATTGATGGTGTTCGTGGGCTGATGCAAGCCATACCAGAGATGAGGCGCATGTTAAGAAGAGCCAAAAATGGCGAACTTGAAGACGAAGTTATTAACGACTTGGAGGCTTTCAGTGGCTCTGGGTCTGACCGTTTAACAAACCAAGCGATGAACAAGGCCGACACTATAGGGGTATTTAGTGAGGGCAGAGGTGATTGGATAGACAAATCATTGTTCTTTATGGCTCCTGTAAAAAGAGCAGTTGCCGATATATCAGGCATGGCACCGATAACTTTGGCACTGGAACGTGCGGCGGTAAGAATGGCTGTGCAACGCTTGACCAACTTAGCTATGGGTACTGGTAAAAAATTATCTTTGGAGCGTTTGGCTGGTCTTGGCCTAGACGAGAAGATGGCACAAAAAATATACGATAACATTAGAACTCATGGAACAACTGAGAAATCTTCTATGTTTCGTAACAGAAAAATAAAAGCTACCAATCTTGCTAAGTGGGATCCTGATGCAAGAAGTGCGTTTCTTGTTGCTGTTAATCGGTGGACAAGGAGAAGCATCCAACAGAATGATGTTGGCAACCTTAACCTTTATATGACATCTACAATGGGGGGAATAATAACTCAATTCCGTACATTTATGTTAGTGTCTTGGGGTAAGCAGTTTTTGCATGGCATGAAGGCCAATGATTTTGCTGGGTATCAAGCGATGATGGGGAGTATGTTTTTTGCGTCACTGTCATACATGGCTCAAACCCAAGTTAATGCTCAATTCAGAGATGACAAAGAAGAGTTTTTAAAAGAAAGACTGTCGATAAGCGCGATAGGAAAAGCTGGTTTTCAGCGTAGTTCTTGGGCTTCTTTGTTCCCTGCATTAGTAGACACAGGAGCAGGGTTCTTTACTGACGATCCAATTTTTGCATACAGGAGCAGTGGGTTGGATACTAACTTGGTCAAGGGTATCCCAAGTTTGCAAGCCCTTTCTACAGGTCTTAGCACTATACAAGCAGGAACAAGAGCCGCATTAAACCCAGATTTACAGTGGTCACAAGGGCAACAAAGGGCGGCGAACACATTAGTTCCGTTGCAAAACGCTGTAATAATAAAGAACGCATTAAACAAATTAGTGGAGCTTCAGCCTAAGTATTCCACAATGGAGTAATTTTTGGTATAGTAGGGCAAGCCGGAGATAGAGCATGACAGTTAGTAACACAACAAATAAAGTTATTCGTGACGGTGATGGTTCACTTCTCACCTTTGGATATACTTTCAAGATATTCGCTGATGCTGACCTTGATGTTTATATTCGGGCGGCAAACGGCACTGAAACGCTAAAGTCTCTTAGCACAAATTATACTGTTACTGGCGCAGGGAACACTAGCGGGGGGAATGTTGTGTTTGCCTCTGGGCAAGCTCCTGCCAATACTGAGAAGGTAGTTATACAGAGAAAGCTAGGTTTAACTCAGGGTACTGACTACACGCCTAATGATCCATTTCCTGCCGCATCACATGAAGATGCTTTAGATAGGCTGACATTTATTACTCAGCAAATACAGGAAGAGGTTGACCGTTCTATTAAGGCTTCTGTCGGTAATACTTTTGCAAACCCAGAATTTACTATAGATGCTACGAACAGGGCTAACAAGGTTTTTGCTTTTGATAGTGCTGGTGACTTAGCCGTTACTCAAGAGATTGGTACATACCGTGGGGATTGGGCGGCAAGCACATCTTATAATGAAAGAGATCTAGTTAAAGACACTAGCACTAACAATATCTTTATTGCCAACACAGCGCATACATCCTCTGGCTCACAGCCACTAACAACTAACACCGATAGCGCAAAGTGGGGTTTGCTTATAGACGCGGCGGCGGCAACAACAGCATCTAGTACAGCAAGCGACCACAGGGCTGACGCTGGCAAGTACGCTGTCACAGCGCACAATTCTACCTTTACATTAACAGCCACTAATGGGGGCACAAGCGGCCTGTATTCTGCACTGCACTATGCAACAGAAAGTGCGTCTAGCGCATCGGCGGCATCGACATCAGCAACAAATGCCAGCACATCTGAGGATACCGCAGAGCTATGGGCGATTAAGACAGACGGTGTAGTTTCTGGCGGTGAATACTCAAGTAAGGAATACGCTTCTGGAACACAACAAACTACTGGCTCATCAAAGCAGTGGGCTTTAGGTGGCGGTAGTAGTTACGCTATCGGAACGGCTGTCGCTGGTGGCCTTTTCTCTGCAAGACACTACGCACAAAACGCCGCAAACTCAGCGGCTACAGCTTCCGGCAGTCTGTCAACATTTCAAGAGATATGGCACGGTACATCAGCAACAGACCCTACTGGTTCAACTGTTACTATAGGGGATTTGTATTTTAATAGTTCGTCTAACCAACTAAAAGTCTACGCTACTGTCGGGGGTTCTAACCAGTGGATAGCGGCATCGGTAAGTCCAGTAGGAATACCAACCAAAGGCTTTGTAACAGCCCTTTCAGTAGCCTTGTAGGAGTATATAATGGCACAGGATTTTGCATCTTATTCAGCGCACCAGATAAGCACTGGTTATACTGAGTTTCCAACATCTACGACATTCACCACTAACGATACGATCATTGGTATGCACATAGCGAACACATCCACTAATGCAATCAATGTTACTGTTGTTATAAATAACGGCACCCAAGATGTTCCGTTGCTTGAGTTAGCCCCTATCCCTTCTGGCGGTGCTTTGCAAGTAAATGACGGCGGGGCAAAAATTGTCGTTCAAAATGGTCATAGGTTAAAGATCAAATCAAGCGTAGCAAATAGTGCTTCTGCTTGGATCTCTGTAGTTTCTGATATTGATGGGCAGTAGAAATGGGATATGTAGGGAACGAAAGCACTAACGCTTATAGCAGTCTGCCTGCCAAGCAAGACCTGACTGGTGCATCTGGTACTAGCCTGACACTGAGCCATGCTGTTGCTGGCCCTGAGAGCATTGACCTGTTTATCAATAATGTCCGTCAAGAGCCGACTACAGCTTACAGCGTATCTGACACAACCGTGACGCTGACTGGTTCTGTCGTGGCAAGCGATGATATTTATGTCGTGTATAACGGCTTGGCTTTGCAGACTATCGTGCCGCCAGATGGCAGTGTGACATCAGCCAAGCTAGATACCAACATCGAAGTTTCTGGAATACTAACAGAGCCTAACAAAGAATACTTCCAAGTTGACCTAACCTCCAGAATTTCTCTAATCGCAGATGAAGCAGAAGTTGTTGTTGATTTTGGTGGTAGTGGTACTGTGGCGTACGATACTAAATCAAAATTTGACAGTTCAAATGATGCGTATTTGTTAGACAGCAGTGATGGTGTTTATCTTATTAGTTTTTCTATACTGTTTTGTAGTGATAATGTCGGCACAGAAGAACTTATGGATATTGGCGCACAAATAGAGGTAGCAACAGACGGGTCTACTTTCACAGGTTTATTTGGACAGGGTAAAAGAACAACTGACTCCGCTAATGCTACTGCTGGTTCAGAGTGTTTAAGTGGAACCCATATTTACAAAGCAACTACAGCAACCACAAAGTTAAGACTAGCGGCAATTTGCGATACTACAGGCGGCGCAACTTATGAAATCCGTAAGGGAGTAAATCAAAATATGCACAGTCTAGCATTTAGTACAGACACAGCGTATGGAACACACTTCAGCGTAGTGAGGATAGCGTAATGGCACTAAGTAAAATACAATCAGAGTCCGTCAACCTAGCCGATAACTTTGCTGGTATGCATTTTGGTGGAACCGCAGATGCTAACGCACTTGATGACTACGAAGAAGGAACGTGGACTTTAACTCCGGCTGATAGTTCTGGCAATAACTCAAGCACGACTATAGATGGCAAGTATACTAAAATAGGAAATGTTGTTCATGTTTGGTGTCCAACAATAACTAACATGGTTACTTCAAACATGGTTCAGAGTACCTCAGAAATTTTACGGATGACCGGACTGCCTTTTGCCGCAACAAACGCAAATTTCGTAGGAAGTATAAATATGAATAATTTAACTTTTGACACTGGTAAAAGTCAAATATCAGCAACAACTGTTGGGTCTGGAGATTATTTTAGAATTATGAAACAAGGTTCAGGCGTAAATGTGGCGTTTGCAACACCGAGTGATTGCGTTAGTGGAAATACGGATTTCATCAATCTTACAATGACATATATGACAGATAGTTAAAGGTTCAGAATCATGGCACTTACAGAAGAAACATTAAATGATAAAATTGAAGCAGTAGCCCAAGGCGATGGAACTTGGTCTTGTGTGCAAGTAAGAACAGCAACAATTATAAAGAGAGATGGCACAGAGATTAATCGCACATTTCATCGGCACGTTGTAATGCCAGATGATGACTTATCAGGAGAAGATGCTGACGTTGTTGCAGTGTGCAACGCTGTATTTACTGATGCAGTTAAAGCGGCTTATGCAACTGCAATAGCGGAGGCAGACTAATGCCCTACATAGGTAAAGAACCTACCATTGGCGAGTTTGTTGAGCTAGATGCTCTGACTGCCTCTGCCACGGCTGACTATGCATTAACCAGAAACGGTGCCGCATATTACCCTGAGAC